GTTTGGAGTTAGCCATCTGGTCCCCCTTTCAGAGAGGACGAAACAACGGCCCCCGGAGATCGCCCCCGGGGGCCGTCAGGGGTTAGCTGATGCGGTAGGCGGTCCAGGTTCCGGAGCCGGTCTTGCGCGCACGCCATTGGCCCGCAGTGCCTGCCGTAGCGGCCACGGTGGCAAGACCCACCAGCGTCCAGCCCGTGCCGGCAGTGAGGGTAATGACCCCCGAGCCAGAACCATCAATGTTGATGATCACGAACTCAAAACTGGAGTCAATCTTGGCGTTCGTCAGGGTGGCTTCAAGCAGCGCCACGGTCGGAAGCGTATAGGCCGCCGCCGAACCGCCCGGCGAACCGGCGATGATGCCGGTCAGCAGTTGGGCCGTGGTGACGGTAGCGGTCGCAGTCAGGGCAGCCGGGGCGCCCTGAACGCTGATCTTCGTCTCGGAGACGTTGCCATCGTTGTACTGATAGCCGCCGCCAACGGAGGGGATAGGCATGAGGATGTTCCTTCTTTCTGGCGGTTAGCCCCAGAGCCGGACGGCTTGCTGGGGACGAATGGTCGAGTAGCCGTACAGAACGTCAATCCGGCACGGCATCCGGTCGTTGTTGATGTCGTACTGACGCACGATCCGCAGGCTGATGCCGTTCGCTTGCTGGCGGCTCGCCATGTCCACGCCTTGGGGCAGGAGCAGGTCAGCCGTCGCGAAGGTAATGGCGTTCTTGTGGTAGATCAGGTTCTGCGGGTAGACCGTCGAAGCCGAGCCCATGAAGGTCACCACGGCGGAGGCCACGGGGAACGCGTCGATGGTCGCCAGCGCATTGCTCGCGGTGTACATCGCCGGGCTGACCGAGACCGTGTAAGCCCCGCCGGAAGCCGTCGCATCGGCCGTCGCCACGAACTGTTGCAGCGAGCCGGTCGATTCACGCGTCTGCGGGTTAACCGCATACACGCCGGCCACCGTGAACACGTCGCCCCTCAGGATGGTCTGGGAGCCGGTGCCGGTGATGGCAAGCGTGGTCGAGCCCTGCGTCGAAACCGTCGAGGTGACGGTGTGGGAGCCCGTGCGCGTGCCGGTGGTGAAGGTCTTGATCGACTGCGACATACCGATCTCTGAATAACCGAGAACGTCGGTCGAAATCAGGCCAGACTTGAACTGGCGGCTGATCACGTCCGAAGGCGAAAACAGGCCCTTCAGCCCTTCCACCAGACCCGCGTTGGCGGCGGGGTTTACGGTCGCATAGCGCGGCGTTTTCTCGGCAGCGGCTTCATTCAGCTTTTGCTGGCCTTGCAGCAGAACCTGAGACGTCGCCGGGGTCGTGCCGGGCGTGCCCACGGACTGGTAAATGTCCTTGAACGCGTTGGCGACGTCCGCGTCTATAGAGGCGGCGAGCTGCGAGATGCGGGGCTTGAGCACGCGATCACCGAAGTCATCCAGGCTCATAGCCATTTCGGCGGTCGTGAACGAAACGCCGATGTGCTTCTGCGAGCCGACGGTAAGGGTCGTGTACTGCTCGTTGTCGTCCTGAACTTGCAGGGCGGCGCCGTCCGTCACCAGAGCCCGGTCGGGCAGGCGGATACGGAGGGTCGAGCCGATCTTGGCGCCGGTAACCGCAAAGCTGTCGTCATATTGACGATTGACGTTGCGGGTCAGCTCCAGTTCGTTTTCGAGGATCGCGAGCGACTTGCGCGTGATCATGTCGATAGTCAGAAGGGAGTTAGCCAATTTACCAATCCTTTCAAGGATTCAGGTGTGGATTATGACCCCTTGAGCTTTTTCATCTGCCGTTGGCGATCCGCCTCGATCCATTGTTCCGCCGTCATCGAATTGATGGCGCGGGGGTCATTGGTATCGAACGAAGGCGCCGTGCCCCGAGAGGCGACGGGAGTGATAGGCGCGGGGGCCGATGAGGGCTTGCGAGCCACGGGGGGAGCGTCGGCTAGTTTGGCTTCAAGACGCCCGATTTCCTTGGCTTGCAGGATCGGGGAAAGACGCGAAATCCGGCGCGCTTCAGTGACATTTTGACCGAGGTGATAAGCGATCTCCGGCCCGATTTCGGACGTTCTGATCGCATCGGCCATGATTTCGGAGATGGGGACGCGATCATTCACGACGGTATCGAAATCGTCGTATTTCTCGCGGGCCTCATCGGCTCGATCCATGTAAGCGTCCATAATCCGCCGGGCTTCCTCCTGCGCTTCACGCTGGGCGATCCGCTCGCTGACCCGTAGTTCGACCTCTGCTTCAAGGTCGGGGTCCGCATATGGATCGGCAGGCTGGGGCGGGGGGACGGGCTGATTTTCGCGCTGCCACTTGCGTTGTTCTTTCGCGAGACGCTTGCCGATGGCGGCGTCCAGTTCCTCCTGCGTGAAGGTCTTGGGCGGGGCTTCTTCGGTAGGCGCTTCCGGCGTTTGGGGGGACTCAGGAAGATCAGTAGCCGCCGTGACTACAGGTTCCGGCGCGGACGGGTCCGCTGTGACGCTCTGGGCGTCCGGTGCTTCTAGCATTTAGGGTATCCGTGAGGATGCCTGGTGAACCCCACCAGTAGGGATGTCGGCCTAAACCAGATTTGGCATGGCCTTGATTACAGACGCGCCGGGAGCGCCCGCTGTCGTGCAGACCCAACCCGGGGTTCCGCCAGCAGCGGCGGCCGTGTTTCTGATCCAGTCGCCTTGCGCCAACGTGCCGTAAGTGCAGGTTGGGCCCGCGCCGATGTAAATCTCGCCGTTATTGGCATGGCCCGCCGTTCGGCCGACCAGAATCAACGTCAGGCCCTGCCGAACGGCGTTGACGACGCAAGCGAAGCTGACCTCGGCAATCGGGACCGTCACCGTATCGAACACATTCCCCTCTACCGGAACCAGCGCGGTCGCGGCGCTGCCGGGAACAAGGATGCCCGTATCCAGATTGTAGAAGTTGTTGAAGTCAATCTGGTAGTTTGACAGTTGACGCCCCGATACCGTGGTCGAGGCGTAAAATCCGTATCGGTAGGTGGAGATTTCATTGTCTCGCACCGTGTAGGCTACAGCACCGCCAATCTTGATTGCCGTGTTGGTCGTCGCGCTCGTGGTGTTATCAAACCCTTCAAGGCGATTTCCACAAACGCTATTGCGCTTCGCCGACGTAAACACAGACGTCTCAAGATATATGGACTCGTGACTGGCGTTTGTTCTTGTAATGTCGTTATCTTTAATGATTACGCCGCCGGTTCCTCCGTCGATGGCGATCACCTGAACATCATTCAATGCGCTTGCGTAGATGCGGTTTCCACGCACGACGGCCGCATTGACGTATCCCTTCAAAACGATGCCGTTGGCCGTAGACGTATCAACCACATTGTTGATGATCTGCGGACGATTATCAGACCCACTTGCTCCGTTGAACATGATGCCGCCGACATACGATGTCGGGGACCCGGTGTTCTGGAAATTGTAGATCATGTTGTCAGCGATGAGCGTATTCCTGGCGCCTCCGTTCATGGAAACGCCGCCACACAGCGTTGAATCTGTCGTGGTCGTATATCCGTTGTAGGCGCACACATTTGATGTGATGACCAGCGCCCGGATTCCGTCAGCTCCAGCCGAATAGATGCCGGTAACCAGAGTGTTGACGCAGATGTTGCCGGTGACGCTGACGCGCCCGCCGCCGGCCGTATAGTTCGACAAAATGCCGTGTCGGCGGTTCATGTCTGCCGGATCAACAAGCCCGGAAAGGCTGTTTGTCAACGTAACGCAGACGTTCCCCGTGATTGCAATGTCGGTTTCGTAACCCTGAATATTGACGCCAATCCCTTGGGAATTGTTCGAAAAACACAGGTTGTTCGCAATGGTGGCCCTGCCTCCGCCAACTGCGGAGTAAAACGCAATGTCCGACGACGCCCCGATACCGGTCGGATAGGAGTAGTAGTTTGCGTAAATGAAGTTCCCCGTGACAATCGCGTTATACGATTCCCGAAACTGTATCCCGCACGATTGCCACCCCCAAATTCGGCAGTTTTGCACCGTCACATTGTCAGCGCCGGAAACGTAAATTCCGTTGCATTTGGTAAAAGCGGCTGGGTCTGCCTGTATGGACGGACCCTGAATGCCGAGCCCGTCAAAAGTGCAGTTGTCCGATGCGATGAAAGCGTTTTTTTCGCCGGTAAACTGCTTGGTAACTCCAGGCCCCCAGGTGCGAACACCAGCCGGGACCGTGATTTCATCGGTGATCTTGTAGAAGGTCGTTGACCCGGGGATATAGAGGTCTTTCCCGGTAGCCGCGCATTCAGCGTAAGCGTTTGTGAACGCCGTGTTGACTACCGTTACGCCCGGGCTGTACGTCGCCGGGTTGATATAGTCGGTGAGGAAGATCGACTGTGCAAGCCGTTGCTGGACGGTCTGTGATGCCCCGCCAGTTCCTCCGGGGACAAAAACCAATGTCGCAGCCGTCGCGGCGGAAACGTTATCAACGGACCAGATCAGCGCATTGGCCGCCGTTTTCAGTTCCATAAAGTACGAGCTGCCACCCAACCAGACCGACGCCTCGCCCCGAGCGTCAAGAATGATGGGATTGGTGTTCGCCGTTTGGCCGTCGTAATCAGTGTACGTCGCAAGCGGCGTGGTCGTACCCGCTGCATAGGTGTACAGCTTCCCGCCCACCAGCGGGGCGCCGTTGGCGTCAAAGAACTGGTATTTGGGGACGGGTGCGAGATAGGCGGTCATGTCAGCCGATCCGCCAATCTGTTCCATCGCAGACCACGGGAACGCCGTTTGCCCCGCCACCAGCAACAATCGTGCCGATTCCAGCGGTCAGCGCAACGGTTGCGTCGATCACAAATGAACGCGCGCCGGCCCCGGCAGTAGCAGCGGCAAGGAGGGCGGAAACCTTCTGGGGCGTGGTCACAAGGTAGGTTTGCGCCGCTAGTACGATGCGCCCCTGGTTAAGAGATGTTCCACTCCCGAACATCGTGAACACGAAATCAGCGTTTCCCTCGCCAGCAGAAAAGTTTCCACTAAGCGCAGCGCCCGTTGTACCCGAAGCAAAGTCCTGACCGTAAAACCGTAAAACGCGCCCCGAGTTGTCTCCAGTAAACGCAGCGGCGTAGGAGCTGTTGGGCGCTATCGAATGAAAGCGCGCAAGCGGCGTTGCCGTGCCGAGACCAACACGCCCGTTGGACCGCAGAAATGTATTTGTCCACAGAAGCGTAGTGCCGTCGTCCGCGTAGCCGTTCATTTCACCGTTCGAACCGGCGTTTGCCCCGGATTCCGCTACCGCGTTGATGCCCATAGTAAGGCGCAGGGAGTCGGACGTTCGATACTCCACCTGGCGAACCGTGCCGGAGGCGTTGGAAATGCGAACCGTGGCGTTCTTGTCCACAATGAAGGACCCGCCGCTGCTGGCGGTCGCCTCGATCAGTTTCGAACCGGATGCGCTTGCGGTATCGGTGACGGTCAGACCAATGCCCGTGAACGTCGTTCCGACCGCATCCCATGTGTCGGTAAACCCGAAAATATCAGCCATCAGATCACCCGCGTAAAGAGTTGAGAACCGGCCCGGTCATTCAGCGGCAACGTGGCGCGCGTCTGAAGCGGCATGGCAACCGGCGACGTGTTGTTTGCACCCGTCCCAAACCCCGTGATCGAGCGAAGGCCGACCAACAGGCCGTTGGGAAGAATCGGCCAATTGCTCATCGGGAGTTGATCGGCTTTGCATAGAGAGTGCCGCCCGTCGCCACCTGAATGGCGCTAACCCGCCAAGGCGAGCCCGTGTCATTGATGCTGGTCGGGACAGTGAACGCAATCGGCGTATTGGCGGGAATCGGCGTGGCATTGGCGGTCGTAGCCGTCACAGAGTCGCCAACCACGACATAAGCGGCGCTGTCGCACCAAACGACGACGCCCTGCGGGCCCTGCGGCCATGCGGTTGTTGATCCCGCCGTTCCGGTATAGGTCGCCGTGCGGGCCGGAAAAGTGGCATCCGCGAGCGGGTTGAGAAGTTCCATCTACATGGGCTCCGGCATTTGTGGGGGCTGAAGTTGCGGCATTGCATCAAGCTCGCCGCCCTGTTCACTCATTTCGTGTGCCATAGGTTCCGGGGGCTCCGCCTCCGGCATGGGCTGTTGCATCTGGGGGCCACTCATCGGCGCGTCATGACCGCCAGCGGGCGGTATCGGAAGCTCGCCGTTGGTCATCATTTCGTGGATCGTCTGGAGAATCACCGCCTGAAGCTCCTCAGGAGGCGTCTGTTTGATTAGGACGGCCATCCGATGCGTCTCGGCCTCGTATTCCTTGATCTCCAGCTCCTTGGCCTTCTGGCCATCTTCAAGCTGCTGAATTTCGTTGGTCGCCACCTGCAAAATCTGCGTCATCTCCTGGATTTGCTTCTGCGCAGCCTGCAAGCCGGGGCTTTCCTCGGCCTTCAATACACGAGGGTCAATAACCGCCTTCATGCGATCCGAAAGCTCTTGGGCGCCCTCGAAATCCATCTCCTTGAAGAACAAGTCACCGGCCACGTTCCACAGGTCCGGTTTGGCCTGCAGAATGTGCGTCATGGCGTCGAGCATTTCCTGACGCTTGGTCATGTACCCGGGACCTGACGTGACCATCACGTCATATGTTCCGACGCCCGGGTTGTAGATTTCCTCGATCAGAGCGCCCTTGTCGTCGCGGACCTCGCGCAACGGCTCTTGCTGGTTCGGGTCAATCTTCGCCTTACCGACCTTGCCGTCATAACCGATGATCCGCGCTACACGCTGCGTGTCATAGATATGCGGGATCAGGTCGATGATCTGGCGCGTAACATAGCGCACCGCCCGCCCCAGATTGTCGGAGTAATGGAACGTCCCGACGTCGCCTTGACGCTCGCGGGCAATGATTGCCTTGCCGCTGGTCTCATTACCAGCGGCCCCCAGGCTGGAATCATACTGACCCGTGGCGCTTTTGATGTCGTCCCCGGCGCCAAGTTTGGCCTGCAAAATGCCCGATTGAGGCATCGGCGGAATGGCGCGCTGCGGAGGAGGAACACGCCCCCCCATGCCATCGGAAACGTCGGGGTTATACTCCAGATACGGCCAGTTTACCGAGTTTGCCGTCTTCCACTGGTTCTCATAGCCCTCGAACTGCCCACCAGCCCCAATAAATGGAGCCTTCGGCGCCAGGGCCAGCATCTCAGCTTCCTGACTGACCCAGTAGTTATACATCCGCTGAGCGTCTTTGGCGTTGCGGACAAGGCCGGAGATGTAAAGCTGCCCGTCGACCTCGTATTCATTGCCGATCACGCGGACGACGGGGATGTATTTCCCTGCCCAGTCCTGCTCTTCGAGAACCTCGTAGCCGTTGGTTTTGATCCACTTGACTTTTTTGCGGTCAGCCTTGCGGGTTTTAACCGGTTCTCCGTAGACCGCCTTGAGCTGATCATTCTCAGGGCTATCGCTGAACGCCGTTTCGCCGCCCGCGTACAGGTTTAGCGTCGCATCCTTGTGCTCGAAATAGAAATACTCCGCGATGCGAACCGTTTCCGCGTCCAGCCACTCACTGGTTGAGGCGTCACCCACACCCTCGTCCAGTATCGCGCTCACCGGCATCGCGTCAGGATACTGGCGCTCGTATTCCTCCTTCGTCATGTCGCACATGATGAAGCACCATTCGGCATCCGACCCGCATGGGTCCTGGATGGTCGGGTCCATGTAGACGCCGAACGAATTACGCACGCGCCCGATATAGATGTCCTGCTCGAAACTGTCGGGCCGGGTGTACTTGGTCAGGAGGCGAACATAGCCCTCACCGTAAGCGACCTGATTGTCACAAGCGGTGTCATAGGCGACGTCAGCATCGCTGATGTACTCGATGTGGCGAACCATCCCCTGAAGCACTTCAGCAACCTTGGCGTTGGCGCTGTCGTCGGCAGGAATGACCTTGCCCGCCGGGCGGTTCTGGCGCTGGTCGTTCGTGACCTGGTGGACGTGCTGCGGGAGTTTGTTGATCGTAATCGTCGGGCGAGCCGGTTGGCCCCCATCACTCGCACGCGTCGCCAGCACAGCCGCCCGCCATTGCCATTGGTTGTCCGGTGATCCTGCCAGAAAGCGCAGGTCGTCCAGCTCTTCATTACGGCTATCAGAATAAGCCGCCATCGCCATCGTCAGGCGACCCCTCATCGTGGCAAGTCGCTCGTCCTTGCCTTTGGGAACGGCGGTGTTCGGATCGCTCATGCACCCATCCAGCTAGTCGGCGTTGACCCGTAGTTGCGCTGGCGGGCCTCCTGCGGGGCCGTGATGCGCTTTCCGGGCTCTTGGTAGGCCACACAAGCCAAGCCGAACGCGTCGGCGGCGTGTGATGCCCAGTCGTGGGCGGGGCCAAGGCCAATGTTGCGCTTGGCGTCCCGCTTTTCGTGGTACGCAGCCAAGGCAGAGCGGCCAGCCCTGGTCTTTTGTTCGTCAAACCAGATGCGGGGGAACAAGCGCCGGGCAGCTTCAACCCGCATCATTGCCGCGCCAGCACCTTGGTTTGGGACAACCGTGACCTTGAATCCGGCCTTCTTGAGCGCGCTTTCATAGGACGCATCAAACACCCGGTCATTCGTCGATCCGTCATGCGGCAAGATGCACAGGGCGTTCTCGTAACCGTTGGCCCGCAACCAGCTAACGTCCGTCGCGAGCGGTTGGCCTTGGCTTTCGTAGTAGTCCAGAACCCATATCTCACGCCCGACGTACTGGACGATCCAAATGGCCGTTGCGTCCGACTTCGCGCCGGTCCCGCCGATGTCCCACACGGCGCGGTAGGTCATCAGCGGATCACCGACGAGACGCACGATGCGACCATCGGCAGCGGCCCTCAGGGATTCGGCGTAGTAAGCGCCCTCAATAGCCGCCTCAAAGCTCGCTTCCATTTCGCGCTCATACTCGTTTGCGCTCATTTCCAGCCGAAGGTCGGCAAGCTCGGCGGGAGGAACGATGCCGGTCTCGGACGCCTTCAGGCGTAGCGAGAACCAGCGGTTATCGTTTATCGAAGCGTCATACAGATCAAAGAACGCGTTCTTGCCCTTCGGTGTCCCGATGAACGCGGCCCAGCCCTGACGATCAGCGAGGGCAGGGCGGATAACCTCAGACCATGCGTGCGGGTCCATGTCGGCGAACTCATCGAGAACCACGCCATCAAGATAGATACCGCGAAGCCGGTCATAGTTGTCGGCGCCATAGAGCCGGATGCGTCCGCCGTTCGGCAGATCAACCCGCAATTCACTCTCGTTCGTTTCAACGCCCGGGATGACTGCCGTGTAGTGCTTCAGGTAGTTCCATGCCACGTCTTTGGCCTGAGCGAACCACGGCGCAACGTAGGCGAAGCGCGGGTTTGGTCGCTCACAGCCCAACGCCGCCTTGATCAGCTCGTTAACCGCCGCAACCGTCTTGCCAGCCCTTCGGTGCGCGACAATGCAGGCGAACCGTTCAGTTCGATAGTGGAACGGCTTGAACGCCTCACGCGGGGCGTAAGGGATCACTACTCTTCGTTCTGCCACGAGAACACATGCTTGATCGGCGCGTCACCTTCACCGCCGCCGGTCAGTGCAACCTTGTCGCCGTAGCGTTTTGGGTCCCACTTGGCGAGGAGCTTCAAGCGCGTATCAACCCGCAGCTTGGCCCGGCTGATCCATTCGTGATCAGGGGCCTCTCGCGGGCCGCTTTCGCCCTCAATGATCCGCGTGTCTTTGCCGTTGTCGTCCGCAATGTGCAGGCAATCGAGTGCAATTGCGTCGAATCCGGCTTCTCGCGCGCGCGCGATGTCCCGACCGAAAGCGGCGTCCTCTTCCGCCCAATCCCTAATCGTATCATCACAGGGAAAATCATCGGCTCGGCAAATGTGCGTCAGCGGCTCGCCCTTGGACAAACGCTCACACACTTCCCGCATGATGCGAGAACGATCAGCGTCGAACCTGGACGCGCGACGCTTCTTCTTGGGAGCTACGTCGCTCATTGACTGTCTCCCCTTAGCGATAAGCACACCTTCCATTGTCAGAAGGTGACCCGTTGATTGTTATGGAACAGGCTACGCAGCCGCCATCGCTAGGCCCTTGGGGCTAGGCGAGGCTTTGGGGGCCGCTCCGCTGGAGCCGATTATACGAAAGGGCGCATTTGCCCGACCCCTAGTCCCCGATATTGTGCCGATGTTCGCGGAAACCGCAAGGGGTGGATTTACGCGGGGTGCAGAACGATGATTTCCCCGCCGGTATAGATATCAACCGCACAAGCCGCCCGAACGGCCTCCCCAGCCGTGTGGCCCATTGCCAAGGCCCCCAGCGCCACGCTCTTGCCGCTACCCATCGCGTAGGCGTTGGAACGGATAGAATCCCAGCCATCAACCGATAGTGACAGAACACGACCGTCATAGATAACTATAGCCTGAGCTTCGCGGTCGCCGGATGATTTCATGGGTGGCGGGTCTCCGACCATGCCGCCGCAAAACCACGTCCGGAACTTCTCTAGCTGATCAATCCCGCCGCAGACGCCCCACAATACTGGCCCGATCCTACCGACCTTGCTGACGTAACCGACACGGTTTCCATGTTCCGTGACCAAGCTGTCAGCGGCAAGCGCCCGTCCGTCCCATGCAATGGTTGTCACGCGGCTTCCGTTTCCCGCTCATCGTCAACCGCGCGCATGTTGGCGAAATCCATCACAACCGGGTTGGCATGGCCGAACAGCGACAGGATGATCTCCGCCCGCTTGTCTCCGACCGCTCGCGCGATCTCGCCTACATGGCCCGCCCACATGCCGGACAGGACTTCGAACCGCTCACCGGGTTTAAGGGGCTTGCCGTATCGCTTGGCCCGCTGGCGTTCTTTGCGGGTGCGGTCAAATTCGCCGCGATGCTCGGACTCCATGAGCCGATTGATAAACCCGTCCGGGATAATCGCGGGCCGATCACCGGAGCGGATGATGTAGAGCACATCCGGCAGGTGCGCGGCTTCCGCAAGCTGGGCGTCCGTCAGATCGGCGAACACATAGCCGGGAAGCAAGGGCTTATCGGCGGGAA